TTTATCGTTAATGTGGATATGATAAAAAAAGATTTAACCACATGGCTTAGAATAGGAAGGCCGGGAGATGGGTTTTGTCATTTTCCAAAAGCCAAAGATGATATACCAGTTAATGGTTATGACACAGTTTATTTTGATATGTTGACCACTGAAAAAGAAATACCAATTCAAAACAAAAGAGGATTTACTGTCTACGAGTGGCGCAAGGTATCCGGAGAAAGAAACGAATCATTTGATTGTCGCATATATGCCCGTGCTGCCCTTAATATAATGTCAAGCAAAGAGGAGATAATGCTGAGAAATATATTTTTAACCACGCCATGGGCGGAGACAGACGCATCCGGAACAAACGGAAATCCAGTAATTGATAATAAGCCCGCGAAGCCTAAGAAGGTAATCGACAGGAATAAATTAGGCAGGGAAAAAGGAATTTATTTATAAAACAGTTGACAATAATCAAAAATATGGTATTTTAGAGGATAGATGAAAAACAATAACGCGCAAAGATTGAAGGACGCTAAGGCCGAACTCGAACAAATTAACGGCGCTATAACCGCCATACTGTCAGGGGCTCAAGGGTACAGGATTGGAAGTCGTAGCGTTCAAAAGGCTGATCTGGCTACCCTGTACAAACGCAAGGACACCCTTAATGATTTGATTATCTCCCTTGAAGGCGGCGGCGGAAGGATGAGGCGCGTAATACCTGTAGGATAAAACGCAGAGACGGGAGGGGAGATGGAACTTACCAACGAACAGATCGAAGCCATAAAAGCCGCGGCGCGGCCCATTAAGTATGGGAGCGTTACTATTCATATTGGCGAAGTCAATAGGTATCTTGAGATTGAAGCCCTTGAGAAAACCAGGGTCGCGAAAGAAATCGGCACAGCCCAGGAAAAGAAAAAATTTGCTTGACATTTTTAAGAAACTGTATAAATAATTAAAACTAGCTGGCAATCTTACAGTTTTTCTGTATTGATCCAGTAAGATACCGGAAGCCCCAGCGAAAGCTGCGGATGCAAATAAAAAGAGGCCGAACCGAACAACGGAAGCCCCTTATAACCAAACCTTGCAAGAGGTGGGTTATAAGGGGCTTTTTTTATGCGCACGATTTGAGGAGCATGGATTGAGCGTACTGTTAGACGAATACGGAAAACCTTTTCCCAAAAGCAACGTCAACAGTATACCTGCCTTGTCATTAAAAAATGCTAACAGAATACTCGCGTCAGGATATTCAAACGCGGGCGCGTCAATAAACAAGCTGGCATTTAAGGGATGGGAATGGCAGGGCGCCGATCCTGATTCCGACATAGTCCAAAATCTGCCTATTATCCGGCAACGGTCAAGGCAGTTGTCAATGGAAGCGCCGATAATCGCCGGGCTTTATAAAACGCTTACGACCAATGTCATCGGCGACGGCTTGCGGCCTGAGCCAACGCCGGACGCGGAATTTCTTGGAATGACGCCTGATGACGTTAAGAAATTCAAGAACCAGGTATTGCGCCTGTGGGAATCATTTGCGGAAAGCCCAAATTGCGATTGTTACCGCAGGGATAATTTTTATGAATTGACGCGCCTCGCTTTCCGGTCGCAGCTTGAATCAGGCGATTGTTTTGTAACCATGCCGCGCTTCGAGCGCCGGAATGCGCCTTTCCTTCTCAAGATACAGGTAGTCGAAGCTGACTGTGTGGACACCCCCGAAGGGCAAGAACGGGTAGAACACGAATTAAAAGGGAATGACGTTCTGGGTGGCGTGGAGATATCGCCTTGGGGCCATGTAGTCGGCTACTGGTTTTATACGGGTCCGCATAAAAACGCGACGTACAGGCGGAGCTGGCATATAAGTAATACAAACAGACCGAAATGGATTTTTATTCCGGCATACGGCGCGGAGACAGGGCTGCCTAACGTGCTTCACTTAATGGAGACTTTAAGGCCGGGGCAGCGGCGCGGCGTTCCCCTCATCGCCCCCACAATAGAATTAGCGTTGACGCTTGACCGTTATATGAAAGCCGAAGCCATAGCCGCGCATATACAGTCTTTATTTACTCTGGTTATAACAACCGAGAACCCCCATACAGAGCCGGGCGAACTAGCGCAAACGACAGATCAATCCGCAACAGGCGGCGATGACGGTTTAATCGCTTTGGGGCCTGGCATTGTGCAATGGTTAAAACCGGGACAGCAGGCTACCCCCGTTAATCCGACCCGGCCGACAACGGCGTTTGAACCTTTTATAAATTCCGTTATTCAACAAATGGGACCTCCTACTGGTATGCCATACGAAATGTTAGTACAGAAATTTCAAGCGTCTTACAGCGCCAGCATGGGCGCGATGAATATGGCCAGAGGGGATTTGCGCGTTAAGCGTTCCGGGATAATCGTTGATTTCTGCGATCCGGTATTTGTCGCGATGATGGACGAGGCCGTAGCGCGGGGCTGGTTGGACGCTCCGGGGTATTTTGATAATCCTTTAGCGCGAAGGGCATACACAAGGGTTAAATGGAACGGCCCGGGATTACCGCAGTTGGATTTTTACAAAGAGGTACAAGCCTGGGAGAAAGCGGTCGCCTTGGGTTTTGCGACAGCAAGCCAGGCGACATCCGAATTGAATGGCGGGGACTACATGGAAAACCTGAGCGTCCGCGCCCGGGAAATAGAAGCGGCGAAGGCGGCCGGCTTATCGCCCGCGGCCGCTGCTGGAATGACAAGCACGGCAGGGGCGATCCAGTCGGTAGGACAGAACGGCAATCAGGGAGGGGTTCAAAATGGGTAAGTTTTATTCAATGAAAAAAATTCGCGCGCTGAACGGCGGCGCGGGAATTGGGCGCATAGACATTTACGGGGAGATAAGCGCGGTAGAATTTTGGGGAGATGAAAGTACCCCGGCCACATTCATTGAAGATTTGAACAAATTAGGTACAGTAAGCGAAATCGAAATTCACATATTCAGCAACGGCGGCGATCCGTTCGCGGCATTGGCCATGTATGCGGAAATAAAACGACGGACTGAAAATGTGAATATTTATATTGACGGTATCGCGGCCTCCGCAGCGACACTTATTTTATGCGCCGGTGATACGGTTTATATGGACGAAACATCAATGCTAATGGTGCATAACCCCTACCAACTGTTAATGTTTGCCGGGCTTAATGCGAAAGAAGCAAGAGAACTGGCTGACGAACTGGACAAAATCCGCGAACCAATGATAACTGCTTATTCAAAAAAATCAGGAAGAACCAGAGATGAAGTCATCGCCCTTATGGACGGAGAGGACGGAAAGGGCACATGGCTTACGGCGGCTGAGGCTATGGAATTCGGTTTAGCGGACGAATACACGCCCGAAAATAAAAAGCCGTTAGAAGTGGCCGCGATGATTAAGCCGGGTGTCTATAACTATCACGGGGTAAAAATAGATTTAACAGGTTTCAATATGGCAGCCGAAAAAACTGCCGGAATAATAAATTCTAATCGAGGGGGGAATCCTATGGGAATCTTCAACAGAAAGAAGAAAGTGGCTGCCAAAGTAAACCAAAAACCAAAAGCAGAAATTACTTTTGTCGAAATGGTTTGCCCAAACTGCGACGGCGCTGTCAACCTGAATCCCGAAACAGGGGAAACTTTTGCGGGCGGCGCGAAACAGCCAGAAGCTCAAGGTGGCGACAAAGGCGATGAGCCTAAAGCTACTTTGGCAAGACGGATGCCGAGTAATACGAAGTCGGCAATTTACAATGTTGTTTGCCCGCATTGCGGCGGTGATTTTGTATGGGACACCGACATTAACGCAGACGGCGGCGAAGGACAATCAACAACCGACACTGTCCCACTTGGCGGCGCGGCAAAACCAAAAGCTCCGGCACAAACTCCGGCGCAAACCGCGCCCGCGCCTTCTGCGGCGGCGGCCCAGGCGGTATGCCCTGAATGCGGCGCCGAGGTCGGTTACGATACTGAAACGGCACAGACGGGGACAGATGACGCTACAGGAGAGGAAGGCTATCTGCTAACCTGCGAGGCCTGCGGCGCGCAATTCATTGAACCTTATGCCGCGCCCGAACCGACCGCCATCCCGGCAGGGGCAAACGCGCAAGCGGCTTACAGGCTTGGCGTTCTTGCGGAACGTGAAAGAATACTCGCGCTTGAGGAAATGTCAGTAGCCGCCCCGGGTGTTGAAAAGATGGTTAATGCCGCTATAAGAAGCGGCACGTCTGTAGCGACAGTAAGCCGGAACGTGTTCAGGGCTATGAAAAATAATCCGAACGCCAAAGCCGCGCAGTATATACAGGCAATCAACAGGGATGGTGAGGCAAGCGGGGTTAATAACCTCCGTATGCCCCAACATCACGACAAAAAAGCTTCATTCGCGGATAACGTGTTTGAAAGTCTCAATAACAGGTAGTGGGAGGGAACATGAAAAATTTATTTTCGTCCGATGTTGACTTGTCAAAAGTTGACAATCTTGTATCCGGGACACTC